GATTAAAAAATGGCGAAAAAATTCTGCACACTGCACACCGCACAACAACATCAAGAGCTGCGTGGGAAAGACTATGCGGCTTGTTAGATTTAGCAGATATCGAATATTCGTGCGTACAATCGAACGGCAGGGAGTCAATCAAACTTCCCGATGGCGGTAAAATCGACTTCAGAACAAGGTCATCTAAAAGTGGCCTCGGCGAAGGATTCGACTTACTGGTAATAGATGAAGCACAGGAGTACCAGGATGACCACGAGAGCGCCTTGAAATATACGGTTACAGACAGCAAAAACCCACAAACGATATTCTGTGGAACACCGCCGACAATGGCATCCAGTGGAACAATATTTGTTAAACTGCGCAAATCCGCTTTATTCGGGAAGACATCAAACACGGGCTGGGCGGAATGGTCAGTTGACCAACAGACAGATGTTAATGATAAAGATGCCTGGTATGAGACCAACCCATCGCTGGGAACAATCTTAACCGAAAGAGCAGTAAATGATGAAGTTGGAACAGATGACCTTGATTTTAATATCCAAAGACTCGGTTACTGGGTTCAGTACAATCAAAAATCCGCTATATCCGAAAAAGAATGGAACAACCTGAAAGTCGAAACACTGCCAGAACTAAAAGGTAAATTATATGCCGGAATAAAATTTGGCCATGACGGGAAAAATGTGTGCTTATCCATAGCGGTCGAAACAGACAACAAGGTTTTTGTTGAAGCTATCGATTGCAGACCAATAACCGCAGGGATGAACTGGTTATTAGACTTTTTAATTAAGGCACAAATAAAGGCAATAGCAATAGATGGCGCAAGCGGTCAGCAGATTTTAGCAGCCGCAATCAAAGACGCAAAAGTAAAAGGAACGGTTATGCTCCCGACAGTTCGGGAAATTATCACAGCAAACGCAGGGTTTGAGCAGGCAATTTACCAAAATGAAATATGCCACATGGGGCAGCCGAGCCTAACGCAAGTCATAAGCAACAGTGACAAAAGACCGATAGGATCAAATGGCGGCTTTGGGTACAGGGCAATCATGGAAGAATCCGAGGTTGCCTTAATGGATTCGGTGATTTTGGCACACTGGGCGTGCAGCAAGGCAAAAGACAAAAAACCACAAACAATTAGTTATTAAGCAATGACGCTTAACATATTTACGCTACATCGCGGAAAAGATGGAGGAATATATTATGACTTTTAAAGTAATTGAAACTCAGGAAGAATTAGAAGCTGTTTTAAGTGACAGGCTAAAGAGAGCAGAAAAGCAACACGAAGAAAGAGTTGTGGAGATTCAGCGACAGTTTGAGGAAGCTCAAAAGAAAATAGCCGAGCTTACAACAACGAATGATTCAATGAGTAAAACAATCACGGAAAACCAAGAGAAATACGCAAACGCGGATAAAACCATTGAAGAGCTTAACTCTAAAATATCCGCTTACGAGACCGACTCGGCAAAAACGAAGATTGCGATTGAACTCGGGCTTCCAATGGAACTCAAGGATACAATCCAGGGTTCTGACGAAGAGTCGATGCGGAAAAATGCAGAGACATTATCAAAGTATATCAAAACGAAAGAGACGCCGCCTTCGTTCAATCCGGAACCGCCCTTACCAGAGAAGGGTAACACCGATGCGGAATATGGCGCTCTCTTAAAAAATCTAAACACAGGAGAGGAATAAATAATGGCAACACAGACAATGGGTACCAATTTCCCCACTAAATTGGCGACAGAGGTTTTCTCAAAAGTAAAAGATAAGTCGGTTCTCGCAAAACTTGGAACAAGAATGCCCGTAGCATTTACCGGAACTGACGTGTTCACGTTCAGCATGGACACAGACATTTCACTTGTTGGCGAAGGAGCTGCAAAACCGCATAACGGAATAACCGTAACACCGGTTTCTATTAAGCCGCTCAAAGTTGTGTATCAGGGCAGAGTTACCAACGAATTTTTGTATGCATCAGAAGAAGACCAAATCAGCATAACAAAGGACTTCACAGATGGATTTGCCAAGAAGCTTGCATCAGGACTTGACATAATGGCAATACATGGAAAAGAGCCTGCAAGCGGAGCGGCTTCACAGTTGATAGCACATTGCTTTGACGATGACGTAACCAATTCCGTTTTGTATAGCTCGGCAACGGGCGGAGACATGGCGATTGAGTCCGCCGTGGCGTTGCTCGGCAATTATGACCCGACAGGGCTGGCAATTTCCAAAGCATTTGCAGGAATACTTGCGGCAGAAACCGAAAAAAACGGGCCTTCCAAATTCCCCGAACTCAAATGGGGCGGACAGCCGGGCGTGCTTCGTGGAATGAATTGCGGAGTGTCTTCAACAGTTGGAACTGAAAATTATGCAATCATAGGCGATTTTGACGCATTCAGGTGGGGGCATGCCAAAGAAATAACAATGGAAGTTATTCAATTTGGTAATCCCGATAACGCTCTTAACGGCGATTTGAAAGCAACCAATCAGGTTATGTTGAGATGTGAAGCTTATGTTGGCTTCGGCATCCTTGACCCAGCCGCATTCGCAAAGGTTGTTCCGGCAGCCTCAGTTTAAGGAGAATTGAAATGGCATACGCAACAATAAGTGATCTAACCATATTATGGCGGACTATGACAACCGCCGAGCAGACACGGGCAACGGAATTGCTGGACATAGTATCAGCGCGTCTACGAGTAGAAGCGAACAAGGTCGGGAAAGACCTTGACGCTTTGGTTGAGGCAGATGTTGACCTTGCAAGCGTAGCCAAATCAGTGACTTGTGACATAGTGGCAAGAACCATGATGACCGCCACAGACAAAGAACCAATGACACAGTTTGCAGAGAGTGCCGGAGGCTATTCAGTTTCCGGTACTTTTCTGGTGCCAGGCGGAGGCTTATTCGTCAAGAAGTCAGAACTCGCAAGCCTTGGCATCCGCAGGCAGCAGTTTGGGGGGTTAGAGCTTTATGATGATTAAGGGAGTCACAGTCACGCTCCATAAAAAAACTTTAATAGGCACCGATGACTTTGGGCAACCGACATACAGCACAAGCACCGAAACGGTTAATAATGTTCTGATATCGCCAGTATCATCCGATGACGCCATAAACGAATTAAGTCTTAGCGGTAAAAAAATCGTTTACGAACTGTGTATCCCGAAAGGCGACACAAACACATGGGAAGACACTACCGTTGAGTTTTTCGGGCAGACATTCAAGACAGTTGGGTTTGCCACTGAATGTATAGACCCGCCACTGGACTGGAACAAGAAAATCAAGGTGGAAAGATATGGCTAACAACGTCAAGATTAAACTCAACCGAACCGGCGTAAAGGCTCTGCTTCGCTCAGAAGAAATGCGCGCAATTTGTGAAAAACACGCTTCTGACATTGCAAGAAGGTGCGGCGAGGGGTATGAGACCGATTCTTTTGTTGGCCGAAATCGTGTTAATGCGATGGTCAGTGCAAGCACCTATGAAGCTAAAAGAGACAATGCAGAAAACAATACTATTTTAAAGGCGGTGAAGAGATGATTGAACAAACAGTTTTAGATTATCTTAATGATACGCTGACCGAATCATGCTACATGGAAGAGCCGGAAGATGAAGATACGTTTGTCCTGCTCGAAAAGACGAGCGGCGGCGAATCAAATCATGTTTACTCGGCCGCATTTGCGATTCAGTCTTATGATACCACTTTAAACAAGGCCGCCAAATTAAATGAAAGAGTCAAGACAGCTATGGAAGGCATTACAGAATTAAACGAAATATGCAAATGCAAACTGAACAGCGATTATAACTACACAGACACGACGAAAAAAAGATATCGCTATCAGGCAGTGTTTGACATTACGCACTATTAGAAAGGAAAAAAATTATGTCTGATGCAACTAAAATATCGACAGCAAAACCGGGCGTGGCAGGAGCCGTGCATATAGCAGCAGCCGACACAGCGCTGCCGTCAGATGCAACATCGACTTTGAGCGCCGCCTTTGACGCGCTCGGATATGTAAGCGAAGACGGAATAACCGTTGAAGATTCACCCGAAAGCGACCCCGTAAAGGAAATGGGCGGACAGGTAGTAGACACAATCAATAAGGGCAGAAACACTACCATAACATTCACGCTGATAGAATCGCTGAATGTTGACGTGCTGAAAGCAGTCTATGGTGACGCTAACGTGACCGGCACTTTAGCAACCGGAATATCAATATCAGTCGGAACCGATGATATGCCTGAACAGGTATGGGTTTTTGATATGGTATTAAAGGGCGGAGCACAGAAAAGAATAGTGGTGCCCGCCGGGAAAATCAGCGAGCTGGGCGAAACGGTTTATAAGGGGGATGAAGTAGTCGGCTACGAAATTACAATAATGGCACTGCTCGATTCATCCGGGAAAACGCACTATCAGTATATTGAGGGCGCAAGCGCAAGCGTATAGGTGAAAAAATGATTCAGGGAAAATTACGGAACGGATTTGAATATGAGATCCCCGATGAAAGCCTGAACAGTATGGAGTTGTTAGATGCTTTGGCAGATGTGGATGCAGGAGACGCAACCGCACTGTCCAGGGCATCTTTACTTCTGCTCGGCAAAGAACAGCGGGAAAAATTGTACGATCATATCCGAACAGAAAAAGGAAACGTTCCTATTGAAGTTTTTACCGAATGTATAACTGAAATAATGGAGCAAGAAGAAAAAAACTCGTTGCCCTCGCCTGCATCATCAACAGACACGAAGACGCCTTAATTTGCGACCTTGCCGAAACTTACGGGATATTCGATTACCGGCAAGTCAATGTAAAACTGCTGGCAACATTAACTCTTGGGCTGCGTGAAAACTCCCGTGTCAAAATGGCACTGGCAGACACGACCGTAACGCAGGACACACTACTCTTAGCGGCGGCGGTAGACAACTTAGCATTCATCGCATGGACCAAAACAAAGGGAGCGCAAAAAGGCACAGGCAGACCAAAACCAATCGTGGATGAACTGACAAAAACGAAACAGGAAAGCGATGTAAAAGTATTTGCTACTCCTGAAGAGTTCGAGGCAGCGAGGGTACGGAAAGGATAAAAATGGCAACTGAACTTGCACAAGCCTATGTGCAGATAATACCATCCGCACGAGGTATATCAAATAAATTAAGCACGACGCTGAACGGGCAGATGGGTTCTGCCGGAGCCTCTTCGGGTTCAAGCTTTTCATCGAAGTTTGCAACAGTGGCAAAGGTTGGTTTGGCTGCCGCAGGAGTGGCACTCGGTAAGCTCGTAATGTCATCAATCAACGAAGGCGCAGCATTGCAGCAGTCTATCGGTGGTATCGAAACTCTGTTCAAAAGTTCAGCCGACAAGATGATAAAGCAGGCGAATAATGCTTATAAGACTGCGGGGTTGTCAGCAAACGCTTACATGGAACAGGCGACCAGCTTTTCAGCAAGTCTATTACAGGCAGTTGGCGGTGACACTGAGAAAGCGGCAAAGGCGGCAAACGCCGCCATAATCGATATGGCAGACAATAGCAATAAAATGGGCACCAGTATGGAGCTAATCCAAAACGCATATCAAGGATTTGCTAAAGGATCCTATGTAATGCTGGATAACCTTAAACTGGGGTATGGTGGCACAAAAACAGAAATGGAACGGCTGCTTGCAGATGCTGAAAAAATCAGTGGAGTCAAGTACGACATCAACAACTTGAATGATGTCTATTCGGCAATACATGTGATACAGGGCGAGCTCGGAATAACCGGTACCACAGCCAAAGAATCGGCAAGTACTTTCAGTGGGTCATTCGCGTCAATGAAAGCGGCGGTATCTAACTTTCTCGGCAATCTTGCTCTTGGCGACAAGGCACCGCAGTCCGTCGAAAAGTCACTGTCCAACATGCTGAAATCCATAGGCACATTTCTGTTCAAAAATGCGATACCAATGATTGGCAATATTTTGATAAAGCTTCCCGGCGCATTATTAAGTGCTGCCACAAGCATGGTAGATAAATTCACAACTATGATAACAAACACATTCGAAGGCAAGAATAACGAGTTCCTGCTTGCGGCAGGTAAGACACTACTTGCATTTATTAAGGGATTGCTTATGGGAGTTGGGAAACTTGCTCTTGCAGGTGGCAAACTAGTTCTTGCACTGATAAAAGGAATACTCGGACTGGTAGGCAAAGTCGGACTTGCGGCAGGTAAGACACTACTTGCATTTATTAAGGGATTGCTTATGGGAGTTGGGAAACTTGCTCTTGCAGGTGCTAAACTGGTTCTTGCACTGATAAAAGGAATACTCGGACTGGTAGGCAAAGTCGGAGCGGCAGGAAAAACTCTAATGCTGAAACTTGTAAAAACGATGAAGGGAAAAATAAGCGACATAAAAAACATTGGCAAAGATATTGTGATTGGCTTGTGGCAAGGAATTGCAAGCAAATTTAAGTGGATAATCGATAAAATCGAAGGCTTTACAAACGGCATAAAAAACAAGCTGAAAAAATTCTTCCACATCAAATCACCATCTAAGTGGGCAAGAGATGAGGTCGGTCGCTATCTGGCGGAAGGCATCGGAGTTGGATTTGCAGAATCCATGAACGGGGTACGCAAGCAAATGGAAGGCGCACTACCCACATCATTTAATACCGCACCTACTATTCGTTACAACACGCTTGCGAGCAGCTCCATAGCGACAAATCCAATGCAGGCAGTTACACAGGGCGGTCAGAGCACACAGCCAATAAGCATCAACTTCACAGGCGACCTTGCGGCACTTGGCAGAGTGTTAAAGCCGGTAATCGACAGAGAGAATAAGCGAATCGGGAAAGTGCAGGTGGCGTTATGATATCTACAAGAATCTATATAGACGGCGACCAATTTGATATCCCGGTAAAGGAGTTCGGCAGAACATATAATTACGACTATAAATATGATGAGATCGTGGAAGATGGCACCAGAATCCGAGAACTTCGGGACATATACGGAACATACACACTGACATTTGAACGCACAAACAATGCGGCGGTTTACGAAGCATTAGTTGAGAAACTCTTGGAGCCATCTGATTATCACACTATCGTTATCCCCGGTCATACAGGCGATGACGCAAACACTTTTTATGTGGATAGCATAAGCGACAGTCTAATGCGGCAATATAAGGGTAACAACTATTTTGAAGATTTGTCCGTAACACTAACAGCGAGGAACCCGGAATGAATTACAGCCAAGTGATAATATCGCCACAAGCTATAACACGCAATATAGACTATATGCCTGAGGTAGTGGGTGGTTCTTATATTATCGCCGGAACAAAGCAGGATTTTTCTAACCCCGACATTATAGTTGAGCATAGAGATATTAGAAATTATGGCACTTGCGAACCTGACCAATATCTGCTTGACGGTTCGATGACCGACATTCCAAATGTGTCGGAAGGCGATATCGGATTTTGCGGAGCGGAGATGTCCGGTGCAGATGGCAGTTTGCTTACACCGGTTCAATATGAGGCTTACCTTATAATGACCGACATTATTCCGGGAAGCTATTCCTACGGTGATGTTTTTGGTGGGCATACATCAGATGGGATAACCCTGTTTTTCAAGGAAGGCGAATGGTGCCCGTCTATAAATATCAAGTGGTATTCCGTTGATTCTTTGGGGGCAAAGACACTGTTATCAGATAAAGATTTCACGCCCGACTCGGACAGATATTTTTGCGCCAATGCGGTAACCGGGTATGGATATATATTAATCACTTTGAACTCTACATTTCCGGCATACAGATACCCAAAATTAGAATCCATAGAGTTTGGAAACAACATAACATTCAAGAAAGATGAACTGACAGCAAATAAAATATATGAAGAAGTATCACCATTAAGCATAGAGTTACCCGGTTGTAACGGCGAGTTTACAGTGCTTACGGAAAAGAAAGTTGATTTGGTTGCAAGTGATTCCATTATAACCAATC